TTCCTAAGTGGTTACAACAAGGGGTGGTGTCTTGGAACAAAGGTTCAGTAGACTTAGAGAATGGTAGTAGGGTTGTTGCATCATCTACATCATCATCTGCTGTTCGTGGTGGTTCTTACAACATGATTTTCTTGGACGAATTTGCATTCGTTCCAAACAATGTGGCAGAGGACTTTTTCAGTTCTGTTTACCCTACAATCTCATCTGGTAAATCTACTAAGGTTATTATTGTATCCACACCTAACGGTATGAATCTTTTCTACAAGTTGTGGGTGGATGCAGAGAACAAAAGAAACTCGTATAATATCATAGATGTTCACTGGAGTCAAGTGCCAGGCAGAGATGAGAAGTGGCGAACAGAAACAATCGCAAACACTTCTGAAGAACAGTTCAGAAGAGAGTTTGATTGTGAGTTCTTAGGTTCTGCAAATACACTGATTGCGCCTGCAAAGATTAAGTCAATGGCATTCTTAAATCCAATCACATCTAATGCTGGTTTGGATATGTATGAGAAACCAAACGATGGTGGTACATATGTTCTCGTTGCTGACGTTGCAAGAGGAACGAATAATGACTTCTCTGCATTTGTTGTCTTTGACGTAACTACAGTTCCCTATAAGATTGTTGCGAAATATCGTAACAACGAAATCAAACCACTACTCTTTCCCAATATTATATCAGATGTTGCAAAGGCATATAACCAAGCATACATTCTAGTTGAAGTAAATGATATCGGTGAACAGGTTGCAACTGCACTACAATTTGACTTGGAGTATGAGAACCTTATTATGGCAAGTATGCGTGGTCGTGCAGGTCAAGTCGTTGGTGGTGGCTTCAGCGGTGGAAAAGCACAATTGGGGGTAAGAACAACTAAGGCGGTTAAAAAACTAGGATGTTCTAACCTTAAACAGATTATTGAAACAGATAAACTAATTATCAATGATTACGACTTAATCAATGAGTTCTCTACCTTTATTCTTAAAGGACAATCGTTTGAAGCAGAAGATGGACACACAGATGACCTTGCAATGTGTTGTGTATTGTTTGCTTGGTTGGTAGAACAGACATACTTCAAAGAACTAACTGACGATGATATTCGTGCAAGAATGTTCTTAGAACAACAACATCAACTAGAACAGGACATGGCGCCTTTTGGGTTCTTTGATGATGGGTTAAATGATAATGGATATGGAGAAACTATTATTGATGAGTACGGAACACGGTGGAGTCCAGTAGTTCGCTCCTATGATTCTGATTGGTAGAAATCTTCAAATACCTACATAATATCAATAATATCGTTATCTAACTTTAAGAAACAATTCGCACATACTACTTTGGATTGGTTAATTAAATCTTTAACTTCTGTTCTAGATTCCTCATTCAATCCTTTTCTTTTAGAAAGAGAACGTATTTTCCTCTCGTGAGGATAAAATTGGAGACAAGCAGTTTCAGATTCCCCACAGTGACAACAGGTTTTATTCCCAAGATATTCATTAACCCATATCTTGCGAGCCCTGTAATTACGTTGGGAAACCTTTTTTATGGTGTTTTTGTATTTCTGATAGAACTCCGACATAAAACTATTTATGTGCTGCTAAACCTATAAAAAACTCGTGTAGAATAGGTTTTTTATAAATATTGATGTAAGTTTGGAAACTTAGATTATAATGAATCCATAAAGGAGAAACAAAGATGGCATTTCAAGTATCCCCTGGCGTACTCGTTAGAGAGATTGACTTGACCAATGTAGTTCCTGCTGTTGCAACGTCAATTGGAGCGATTGCTTCTGGCTTCCCACAAGGGCCAGTAGAAGAAATCATTCCGATTGCAAGTGAACAGGAACTTTTGGCAGTCTTTGGTAAACCAACCTCAACAAACTTTGAGAATTGGTTCACCGCCGCTAACTTTCTTCAATACGGAAACGCTCTTCGTGTAGTTCGTGCAGACACAGCCGCTGTCAACGCTACCGCAGACGGAACTGGATTGAAGATTAAAAACGACAATGATTATGAAGATAACTATGCCGCTGGACAAGGTTCTGTAGGTAACTGGGCTGCAAGATTCCCAGGCACATACGGAAACGCAGTAGGCGTATCAATATGTACAAGTGCAACTGCATATGAACAGACAGTAACATCAACTGCATCTGCTGCAGCACTCGGCGCAACAACCCTTCCTGTAACAGATGGAACGGAGTTCAGTGTTGGTGATATCATTTATCTACAAGAAACAGACGGTCAACAGTATGAAGTTACTGCAATCGTAACTAACGACCTAACCATTCGTCAACTAGACAACCCTAACGGTGGTGGTCTAAAGACTGCAATGGCAGGTGGTGAAGCAATTCGTAGACGTTGGAAGTTCTATGACTTCTTTGATGCTGCCCCAGGCACATCAGTTTACGCAACTGGTAAAAACATCACAAATGATGAAATGCACGTTGTTGTATTTGATCACACTGGTGGTATCACTGGTTTTGATGCAGACGTTGCTGGACAAAGAGGAAACTCTGTTTTAGAGACATTCCCATTTGTATCACAAGCCGCTTCTGCAAAGACACCACAAGGTGGAACTGCTTTCTATGCGAATGTTGTGAACAATGGTTCAGAATATGTTCGTTGGATGGATCACGCTGCTTCACTAACAGATGCTGGAACAGACATTGCTGGTGGTAATGCATACACTAATGTTGCTGGTAATGATGGTGTTATCACAGATACACTTTCTGGTGGAACTGATGACACACCAACAATCGGTGAATTGGATATTGCATATAACTTCTTTGCAGATCCAGATACAATCGACATCAACCTAGTGATGGCAGGTACTTCTCCTGCTGGAACAGATGGTGTTACACACGCAACTATGATTATCGACCTCTGTGAGGCTCGTAAAGATTGTGTAGGTTTCATCTCTCCTCGTAGAGCAGATGTTGTATCTGTTACTAGTGCAATCACTCAGACAACTAATGTTAAGGGGTTCTTTGACCAGTTATCAAGTTCGTCTTACGCAGTGTTTGACTCTGGTTACAAATATATGTATGACAAGTATTCAGATGTTTATCGTTTTGTTCCACTTAACGGTGACATTGCTGGACTTTGTGCGAATACTGACAATGTTGCAGATGCATGGTTCTCACCTGCTGGTTACAACAGAGGACAGATTCGTGGTGCAGTAAAACTTGCATACAACCCAAATAAATCACAAAGAGATATTATCTATCCTGCTCGTATTAATCCTGTTATCTCACAGCCAGGACAGGGAACATTCTTGTTTGGTGACAAGACTGCTCTTACTCGTCCGTCTGCATTTGACAGAATTAACGTGCGTAGATTGTTCCTCGTTCTTGAGAAGGCAATTGCGACTGCTTCTAAATTCCAGTTGTTTGAATTTAACGATGCATTCACAAGAGCACAATTTAAGAACTTGGTAGAACCATTCTTGCGTGATGTTCAAGGTCGTAGAGGTATCACTGACTTCTCAGTTGTTTGTGACGAAAGTAACAACACTGGTGAAGTGATTGACCGTAACGAGTTTATTGGTGACATCTTCATCAAACCTGCTCGTTCCATCAACTTTATTACACTAAACTTCATCGCCGTAAGAACTGGTGTTGAATTTAGTGAGGTAGGAGGTTAATTATGAGTATTGATAACTTTGCTGCAAATATGGCCGGTGGGGGCGCTCGTGCTAACCAGTTTAGAGTAATAATGAATACTCCAACAGGTATCGCAACAGGGCTTTCAGCGGTAACAACATCATTCTTGGTAAGGACTGCATCCTTGCCAGGACAAACAATTACAGAAATTCCAATCAACTTTAGAGGTCGTCAGTTGTACCTTGCTGGTGATAGAACTTTTGAAACTTGGTCAACAACTGTATTTAACGATACAGACTTTATGATCCGTAATGCTCTAGAAAGATGGATGAACGGTATCAATGATTTGGCAAACGCAACAGGACTATCTAATGTAAGAGATTACACTGCTGATATGATTGTTGAACAGTTGAATAGAGATGATCAAGTCATTAAGACTTATGTTCTAAGAAACTGTTGGCCAACAGCAATTGCTGCTATTGAGTTGAACATGGATACTGTAAGTGAAATTGAAACCTTTGATATCACTTGGCGTTATACGACTTTTGAGAATTTCGTATAATCTAGTTTTATAATCCGACTAAATAGTTGGGTAAAACTAGGAGAACTATAGTATGGCTGAACTTTTTGGTTTCAGAATCACAAGGGCGAATCAGAGTGGGAGTAGTGATGGATTCACTGCTCCCTCTACTGACGACGGCACCCTAGACATTGTATCAGGCGGTGGGCATTATGCTTCCATCCTTGATATGGATGGTCGTGATCGTAATGAAATAGACTTAATCAGAAGATATCGTGACATTGCACAACAACCAGAGTGTGATAGTGCAATTGAAGATATTGCGAATGAAGCGATTGTCTCTGACGAAAGAGGACAATCTGTTTCCATTTCCCTTGACAGATTAAAACTTTCCCCAAACATTAAATCGAAAATCAGAGATGAGTTCGATGAGGTGTTGCGTCTGCTTGACTTTAATGCAAAAGGACACGATATCTTTAGAAGATGGTATGTGGATGGACGTATATATTATCACAAAATCATTGATACAAAATCCCCTCGTAAGGGCATTCAAGATGTGAGGTATATTGACCCTCGTAAGATTAAGAAAGTAAGGGAACAAAGAAAAGAAAAAGATCCAAAAACTGGTTTGGATTTAGTTAAAAAGATTGAGGACTTTTATCTATACAATGAGAAAGGTCTAGATCAAAACACAGGAACATCCAGTGGTATTAAGATTACCGCT